TGATTGAGCGAAAAAAAAGGAGTGATTATTTGGCAAAAATACAGAACGATAAATATTATACTCCACCTGATTTGGCTAAATACATAGTCAATAAAACAAAAGAAATTATAGGAGATGAAAATATTACTGAATATATAGAGCCAGCAGCAGGGGCAGGAGTATTTTTAGATTATTTAGATAAACCATATTTGGCTTATGATATTGAACCAGAAGATGATAGGATTATTAAACAAGATTTTCTTACTTTAGATTTAGAATATAAAAAAGGTAGATGTATAATTGGAAATCCTCCTTATGGTACAAGAAATACTTTAAGTGTAAAATTTTTTAAGAAATCAATACAACTAGGAGATTACATAGCATTTATACAACCTATAAGCCAATTAGACAACAATCAACAAATGTATGAATTTGATTTAATACATAGTGAAGATTTAGGAATACAAACTTATACTGATAGAAACTTGCATTGTTGTTTAAATATTTATAAAAGACCTATGAATGGACTAAACAAAAAACCTAATTATAAATTAAAGGATGTAGAAATAAAAGAAAATAGACGAAATGGGCAACAAATAAATAATATAAATGATTATGATATAGCTATATGTTCTTTTGGAAGTGGAATAATAGGTAAAATCCCAGAATACAAAGGTCAGTATGCTAAAGAATTTTATTTTAAAATACATAATAAAGATTTAAAAGATAAAATTATTAAATTAATAAAAACAACTAATTGGGAACTAGAAGTGTGCAATGGTATAAGTGGTCAGACTAATCTAGCTCAGTGGCAGGTTTACAAATATTTAAAAGAACAAATTCCAGAAATTAAATAAAATTAGATTTTTATTTAAACTTGACAAAATACAAATATAATATTATAATGAAATATGAAATAAATATTAATATAAAATTATACATAATAAAGGAGAGATTATATGACAAAACTAACTAATACATGGATTCATGGAGATTGTATGAAAGAATTACCGAAAATACAACCCGAAAGCGTAGACTTAATTATTACATCACCACCATATCACAATCTTAGAGTTTATTCAAATGACCCTGCTGACCTTTCAAATTGCGAATCTTATGAAGAATATTATTATCTTCTTAGTTTAGTAATTGAAGAATGTTATAGAGTATTAAAACCAGGTGGTAAATTTATAATCCAATTCGAAGATTATAATTATACTATTGGTAGAGATGGTAAGCGTGGCAAAGAATGTATAGTAGGTGGAATTAATCAAATGTTTTTAGACAAAGGGTTTACTTTGTGGACAGAAGCGATATGGGAGAAATACACAGCACAAAGAGCTATGCTTGCCGATGGTGCTTTGTGGTATAGAAACTTAAAAGACAAAGATACACAATTAGCTGCAAATTGGGGGTATGTATATGTTTACCGTAAAGCAGGAGAAACAGAAAAAGCGATTGGGGCAGACATTACATTAGAAGAATGGGCAGAATGGGCAAGCGGTGTATGGAAAATACCTAATAGTGGCATAGGACATACAACGCCATTCGCCGAAGAATTAGTTAAGCGTTGTATTAAACTTTGGAGTTATCCAGGTGATACAGTGTTAGACCCATTTGCAGGTGCAGGTACAGTGAACTACGTTGCTATAAAAAACAATAGAAATGCGATAGGTATAGAATTAAGAGAAGATTTTTATAATCTTGCCATAGAAAAAAGATTTAGTAAATTTACAGATGAAGATTATATACTTAAAGATTCTGTGCAACAAATGACTGAAAGATTTATTAAAGAAAAAGAAATTGCAGAGGCAGGGAAGGAAGCGAAAGCAAAAGAAGTTGAAGAAAAGAAACAATTAACTGCAAAGAAAAAATCTTTACAAGAAGAAATTAAACTACTTGAAGCACAATTAATTGAATTAGGAATGAAAAAATCAGAAATTAAAAAACTGAAGGATGGGATTACCATTGATACAAGTAGCAGTTCCGAAAGATAAGATTACATATATTCGTACAATAGAAGGTAGAAGATTTAAAGACGGTTTCTGGTATTTTCCAGAATCGTCTTTAGACAAACTAAAACAATTAGGTTTAGTAAGTGGAGAATATAAAACAAAAGAAAAAGAATACAAGCAATTTGACTTATCTTCATACTTATATAAATATCAAAAAGAAATAATAAATACAGCATTAAATGAAGGTTGTTATGCTATATTTGCCGATACGGGTACGGGAAAGACACCGATGGGGCTTGAAATAGCAAAGCATTATAATAAAACTTTAGTTGTATGTCCTTTATCTATAATAGAAAGTGCATGGATTGAAGATTGTAATAAATTTTATCCAAATAAAAAGATAGTATCTCTATGGCACAATAGCAAAAACAAGCGAATTGAAGCACTAAACGAAGATGCAGATATATATGTTATTAATTATGAAGGTTTAAAAATCATTTACAATGAAATACTAAAGAAAAATTTCGACTGTATTATAGTTGATGAAAGCAGTAAAATGAAAAACCATACATCACAAATAAGCCAAACATTACTACAATTAAGCGAACATATACCACATAGATACATATTAAGTGGCTGTCCTGCACCTAATCACAATAGTGAAATTTTTGCACAAATGAAATTTATTAATCCAGAAATATTTGGTAATAATTACTATGGATTTTTAGCAAGATACTTTACTCAAGATATGGCTAATCCACACAGATGGTATCAAACACAAGAAAACAAAGATATGTTTTTTAATAGATTATCTTTACAAAGTAAATTTTTAAAGAAAGAAGATTGTGTTGACTTACCAGACAAGGTATTTGAAATTAGAAAATTTACTTTAGGAAAAGAACAAAATAAATACTATCAAAATATTTTACAAGATATAAAAGATAATATTAACCAATGGAGTAAGTTTGAATTTACAGCCAAATTGATGAAATTAAGAGAAGTAATATCAGGATTTATCATTAATAAAGATGAATCCATTACTGAATTTGAAACAGAAAAAGATAATGAATTAGAAGTAGTATTAGAAGAAATAGGGAATAAACCTGTTATAGTATGGTGTCAATTTATATATGAGATAGAAAAGCTTGCTAAAAAGTTTAATGGAGTAGCGTTACATTCGCAGATTAAGAATAGAGAACAAATTATAGAAGATTTTAAAAACAATAAAATAAAATTATTATTTACGCACCCTAAACTTGTAGGACATGGTTTAACGTTTACGAATTGCAATTATAATGTTTATTATTCACTTAGTTTTAGTTATGAAGAATTTAAACAAAGTCAAGACAGAATACACAGAATAGGACAAACAAATAAATGTACATATATTATATTACAAGGCAAAAATACAATAGATGAATTTATATATAAATGCTTACAGAATAAAAAGAATATAGTGGATGAATTATATTTAAGTTTATCTACTTGACAAAATATAAATATAATATTATAATAAATTTAGATAAAAGAGAAACAATTAAATTAGGGAGTTGAAAGATATTTGACAAGGGAAGAAAAATATTGGCTACCATCTTGTCAATCTTGTAATAGTAAGAAAAACAGAAAAACAATAAATGAATTTTTAAAATGTAATGATAATAATGGATTTAATTATAAAAGATATCATAAAATTTATCTATGGATAAGATATGATTGTAAAAAGTATAAAAAACAAAAGTGTAAAAATACAACAAAATAACAATATAAAATATCTCAAAAGACTTATATTTTTAAATAAAAATAAATATAAAAAATAATAAAAGAATGGAGGTTGTTTATGATTAAATGTTGGGCTATCTATAAAACTAATGAATTAAGCGGATATAAAGCTAAATTATTTGTTGGTGAAACATATGATGATGTAGAAAGAGAAGTAAAGCATGGTATGTAAGGCTAAAGAATATTGAGTTAATTGATGTTGCTGATGCTATTCCTGAAGCACTAAAGCAAATTAAAATTTACTTGCTATGACGGAAATGAAGATGATGAAGATTTGGATGATTATTAATTTAAAATCAAAGAAAGATTTGATTGAAAGGATGACATGTATATGTATTTAAAATTAAGTAATTTATTAGAATCTTTGGCTTTTAGGTTTAAACAAAAATCATTATACTTTGAGTTGAAGCATTACTTAAAAAACA